CCCTCTTTACATACTAAACCCTTGTCCATTTCAAACCCTGCGAGTTCAAAGTGGCCACCGATGACATCTGCACCACAATTCTCTAGGAACTTTAAACACTCTTCCTCATTCTCTGGACAGATCCAAGGTACAAGACCGAACTTGACACCGCCATAATCACGCACGATAGGGTCCATGAGAATATCCACCTCATTAATATAGTGACCCATTAACTCTTTCAGTGAGTTCAACTCGATAGTGTTCTTGAAGTAAACGTCGTGATTGCCAGGAATGATATCCATGTGAATATTATACTCACGGAGCTTATCCAAGAATATCTGGCGGTTGTGGTTCAACGCTTTAAGGTTGATCGTCTTACGATTATCGTAGTAGTCACCCAGATGTAGAATCTGAGTAATACCATTTTGTTTTAGATAAGGAAAGAACACCTCAGTATAGAAGCGCTCTTGATAATTCATAAATATGTCAGACGAATTACGACATCCGCAGTGGGTGTCGTTAAGTATTGCTATTTTCATAAATGACTCAACTCAATTTATATGACGACTATTATACTACAAAAAAAGGTGTCTGTCAAGTTTAATCTGAAAATCTTCCGTCTTTTATGAGGTGGTGTAGTCGGTGTGTGAAGATAGTCCACAGCAAACGAAATAGGGAATCCTCTTTGTAGGTTCCTGCTTTGCACTCATAAGTCCACATCATTCTATAAAGTCCGATAGGTCCGAATCTACGTATACAGCACGTTTCTTTCTTTGCTTTTCTTCTTTCACATATTCTTTGAATTCTGAGTCTGCACTCTTTACTACATCAATACGTTGTCTGAGAGTGTCAACAAAGGGAGATGATTGTTGCTGATATACACCATCCTCATTGTCACCATCCATGAATGCGCTGATATCTGCTTCAGCAATATACTTCATTTTGATGTCTTGTTGTTTCTTTTCTTTTTGGATTCTCCGAAGAAAAGCATACCATGATATCTGTGTGAAGTATGAAAATGCATTAGGTTTACCGGATCGGGTAGCTGCTTCGATGTCATAATTCTCAATTGCTTTGAGACAATTCTCGACAGCATCCATAACCATCTCTTCCCGATAAGTATATCGGACAAAGTTTGCTCTGTGAGAAAGGCCTTCTGCGATCTTTAGAAAACATGTAGCAATATAATTAGTTACTACAGGATGATCCTTACCGTTTTCTTTTGCTTCTTTTACAGTGGTACAATATTCGACAACTGCATTTGAGAAGTCTTTGTTACTTACGTAGTGCGGTTTTTCTTTAGGCTTCATAATATATAACTCGTTTAATTTAGTACGTATTATACCAAAATATTACTGGTCTGTCAATCGGTTACTATCAACTACTCTATTTCTTAGGTCACTAGATGAGAACCTATGAGACCTTTCATTGAAGTATAACTGTATGCCGCGTTTACGACAAATATCCTTTCCTGTAAAATCTAAATCTCGATACTCTTCACCCATGATACGCAAGTCTATTTGGTACATGGCAAGAATATCTTCTAGGTCTTGTTCAGTTACATAAGGGATGATTTCATCAACATAGCCCACAGCATTCAACTGAGTGTATCTCTCGACAATAGATTGTACAGGGGGGTTTTTAAAAGATCGGTCTAATGAGGGGTCTACTTGTAATCCACATATGAGATAGTCACAGTGTGCTTTCGCATCTCGTAACATAGCGACATGACCCGCATGAAGAAGGTCGAATGACGAACATGTAAATCCAATTACCATTAATTTCTCACTTGCCCTTGACATATCTCATTTTATAGTGTATAATCTAGCTTGTCCCCGCCGGGTAATATAGCAGATTAATTCATCAACATTCCGTCGACATCGGAGTCCAAGTCTTCGTCTTCGGTTGATTCTTCCTTCATTTCATCTAACCAATCATCTAATGATTTAGGTTCTTCATCAAAATCATTTTCTAAAGAACTTAATTCTTCTTCTTCAATATAAAGAGCAAGTTCTTTAATAGCAGTTCTATATTGCTCAATCATTTCTTTAGCAGGAACTGCAAGTGACATAATTTTATCAGTAAATATTAAAATACAATTTGTTGGAGTATCTTGATATACCATGTATGTCTTAAACGTGAAGAATTTTTCACCATTCTTCAGTGTGTTCTGCATCAAACTCATTGCGTTATTAACTACAATAGACTCTGGGGCTTCATCTAATACTTCACAGATAAGTTCCTCACCTGTTATTAATTTCAAATGTTTAACTGAAGAACTCATCTTCATTATCTTCTACTCTTATAGGTTTTAGGTCAATAGGGTAAATCTTATATTTAAACCCTTCTTTAGTATATATCTTAATCCTTTCGGCACTATGTTTCAAAGTAAAATTCTTATGAGATTTGACATGAAGATCGTCAGCGATATCAATAAGCTTAGTAGTCCTACCATCATCAGACTGGCGCAGGCCACGACCAATCGATTGAAGTACTTTAACTTGTGATTTCGATGGAGTCGCAAATACAATATTATGCAAGTTGCGGATGTTGATGCCAGTGCTGAAAGTGCCAAGAGAGGCAACAATAATAGCGTCATTTTCTTTTTCTACGATACCTCGTATCTGTTCACGATCAGTGGCATCCACCTCACCCGACACATAGAATACTTTGCGTCCTTCTGGTGAAAGTCCTTTGATCATTTCATACAACACCTTTCCGTGTTTCTCTACAAACTGAAACATCACTAAGGTATTGCCCTTTTGATCCAACGCAATCTTACTGATAAATTTATTACGAGGTTCATATGTGACAATGTAATCAAGTTCATCTTGATACTTCTTGTCTTTCATCATGTTGCATATATCATTGTGGTAACGCAACAAGAGAATTGAGATATCCAACTCTGCCAGTTCTTTTGACTTTTGAAGTTCTACCGTGCGGGTAACGGTAAAGGTTGGACCAAATAGTCCTTCTAGGACCAGTTTGTTTGTTTCGGTACCATCGAGAGTACCTGTGAGACCAAATCTGTATTTGGCATTGATGCATTTGTCCATCATGGTGGTGAGAGACTTTGCTTTGAAAAGGTGTACTTCATCACCAAAGATGGTGTCGAATTGCTCGAACCATTCTTTACCGAATTTGTAAATAGATTGCCATGTAGATATTATGATACGCTTGTCCGTGACCTTCTCTTTACCAGAGTAGATCTTATGACAGAACTCATCTACGTCATAACCGTAGTCTTCAAAATCTTTGTACATCTGTTCCACTAGGGAAGTGGTAGGGACTACAATCAGAAGTTTTCCGTCAGTGACCTCATAGCAGTACCGAAGCAGGTTATAAATGATAAATGATTTCCCGCTACCAGTAGGACTAAGTAGTATACAGCGTCGATGCTCAACTCCGTGAGAAATAGCTTTGTACTGATAGTCCCTAGGCTTGAAGGGAGCATCAAGAACAGATAAAAACTCAACCAGAGCAGGGTGATCGATGTCGTCTCTAAACGACGGTATTCCATACATTTCATGTTCGAGTATCTCAAGTTGATAAAAACGATCCGCACAAAAACGGCGTAGGTGCTGGTATAAACCCACGTTCATTTGCTTAGACACCATATTGTAAAGTTTGACTTTACCGTCCCAGTGTCTAGACTTGTACGCTGGCATAAACTTGTAGCCAGGCACAAAGAAGGAGAAGTACTCCCTCAATTCATTCTCTTGAGCTGGATGTGCCTCTACCATAAAATGGGAGTGGTCTTTCATCCGTATACGAATCTTATTATCCACCGGCTTCGAACTTTCTCCAATCAATCATGTTCTTGATGGTCTGGTGTCTCCACTTTAAAGTGTCAACAATTTGCACCAAGGTATCTATCAGAGTCTTATGGTATAAAACCTTTTCTTCAGACTTCTGAATTTCTGGATCGCTATCGTAATAGTAATCCATCTCACCTTTCAATATTCGTAGTCCACCAAATGGGTCTAAGTCCCAACCCTTCTCACGAAGAGTAAGTTCGTCCATCTTCCCATTATAGTACAACCACTTATCTTTCAATAATGTTTTCTGATTGTTCTCAGAACGTTTCAGTTGCAATTTAGCAAGAGCAAGATATTGTAAGTACTTCGCGTGTAACTTGGGTGTCTGCCGCGACACTTCATCTAGCTGGTGTTGCGGTATATTACTGTCCTCATCCCATTCAGATAGGACACTTTCTAAATCAATCATATATAAACCTTAATCACGTAAGGTATATAGTATAACACTAAGTCGTTATAAAGTCAATACAATCTTGCCAATAATCTTCGTCATGACCTAACACATAACTCAAGGTCATTCTATAACAGTTGGTTCTTGCGGCATGATAAACCACATCTCCAGAACCATATGCACCAAAGTGTCCAGCCTTGAGATTCCATCCCTGTTCATCTTGAACAGTAATGACCTCTTGGGTCTTTGGATCAACATATCTAAACCACCCATCTCCTCTTTCTGACCAAGTAAAGATGAGGTTATATGCGGAGGCGTTTGCATTATTATGCCAACCGATAAATCCTTGGGGTGGATATAACGTGGAAAGGGCACTGTGTTGCACTCCCAGTTCTTCGGTCAAAGACGCATTTAAATTATGCCAAGTCTTTGCGTACTCTTCTGGGTGTGTACCCTTGTAGTGGTCGGGTTTGATAGGATAACATACTGACGTGGAGGCGGCACCATCATGCTTTTCTCCCATGTCAATGACTCTCCACATCTCATCTTCGCTAGTGTAGTGATCTTCTTTACCCTTCATCTCCGGAAACATACAAGTATTAGTATTCTCCGGCTGATAGAGTTCTCGATAGGTATAGCGGAAGTCTTCAAGAATACTCAAGACATCTGGATTCTTGATAAAATATTTTTTAAGACTCATGACAATACAAATTCACTAAACCGGAATCCCGCATCAAAGTTAACATAGGTTAGATCACCGCCCGTTGATGCTAATTCAATGGACCCCAATGTTGTAGGGATACAATTTTTATATAGTATTTGCGCACAGAAGTTATTATGGCTAGTTAATACAACGATTCGAATATCGTGGTATGGATCTCCGTCTCCATATACGGAACCTTCCAACCACTTCTGAATTTCTTTGTATGCGGTTAAGTCTTCGTCTAGTATTAGCGTTAACGTTAATTCACCATAATCAATGGAGTCGCCAGGAACAGGTAATCCAGCTGAAAGTCTTGGATTTGCCATAACAGCAGCACCCACTGTAGAGCCTGGATGTTGTACCGACTGTGCAAAGAACTCTAAGTTGCCGTAGTTCTCACGTTCAATAACCACACGGAATCCAGTAGGTTGTAAAAAGTTTTTGTTATCTGTTAGTGCCATAATATGCCCTCTGTATCAATTTATTTATACACATAAAAAAAGGGACTCCGAAGAGTCCCTAAAATGACTAGTTAACTAGTTCTATTTTTTATGAGTTTGTAACCATTAGGTTGTCAACTCGC